GCTAGGCTTTCCCGCCTTGCCAGTATCCTTTGCCATTGCTTTTCCCCATTGCTGAAAGCCCCGCCAATGCAATTGCTAGGCTTAAGCTATTTCAGCAACGCAAGGCAACGACTCCCCATAAACACAATATAGCACCAAACCTAATGAATTGCACCAAAATGAGTTTCACAAGGCACAAAAAAGCCCCGCTTTGAACGGGGCTTGATTGCTAGGCTTTAGCGCGGTTGCGCGGCCCATATTGCGCGCCATAAAGGCAAGCTTGCGGCGCTAATATGAAAGCCCGCCCCGCCCCACGATACGAAACAAGCGCGCTCGTCAAAGTATACGCGCCCCGTATAGCCGTCGAAAGTAAAAGCCCACGTTTGCATGATATCGACTCCTTGCGCTTGATTGCGCCTAATCTTTATATGGCGTCACGCCATAAAGACCAAACGCCAATAGCCCCAAAATGGGGCTAAAGGCTTTTTATGGGTCGCGCTTTGGCGGGGCTTATGCGGCTTCAGACTCGCGCATTTCCCGCCATACTTTCGCGGCTTCCGTCATATTCGCATTAAATCGCGCGCCATATGGCAACGGATTAAAACCGCGAATCTTGCTACGCGCGTTGCTATGGCGCGTTTTGATTAGAGGCATTGCGCGGTTTTTCCCGTAATAGCTCGCGAGAAAGATTCCAGCGTCACAGTCTTCTTCTAGGTAAAAATATAAATCGCCCGCCTTGTCGCGCTTCCAATAGCTGCATGATGAAAAGTCTAAAGACGGATCAAGCCCCGCGCGCAATAGCGCCAAGCTTGATACTTTCAGCCATCCATGGCCCGGATCAGCATATCGGGTGAAGGATTCTTTAGTGTAAGTATTTGCCATTGGTCCGACTCCTATTGTTTAGCTTTAGTTTACCATGCGCCAAGGGATTCCAGAATATTCCGGTCTTTATCTAATCCGCTACGCAATGCGGCCTGTTGTTTTGGCGAAAGGCTTGTGAAAAATGATTCAATCTCGCGCGCAATCTCGCGCTGATCATCATCCATCATCATCTGCGCATAGATTCCTACTTTATAGGGATTCACGTTAAGCATCATAGCCGACCATGCCGCATAGGCCGGAGTCCTCATTTTTGGCGCGCTGGAAAGCAAAAGCCCTTTGCGCGGCCCCTTTGTTACTAGCGCGGCTTGCATTGCGGCATAGGCTTTGTCTGAAAGCTTAATCATGGTCCGACTCCTTTGCTTGCGTTGTTATGCATTCTATATGGCATAGCGCCACAAAAGGCACAAACGCAATTTGACCCATTTTGGTTTAAACAAATCATTTTGGGCCAGGTTTCGCCTATGTCATGGCGCTGCGCCATGCTATCTAAAATGCGGGCAATATCCCCATAAGGAGTCGAAACATGAAAAACCGAATCTATAGTACCGATTCAGCCAAGGCCGCTAAGGCGCAAGGCTTTGGCTATCTTAACGCGATTCACTATATGGCCCCGGCTAGCATTGCCGGAGTCGGCAATTTGTGTCCAAACGCAAGCCCCGCTTGCTTAGCGGCTTGCCTTGGATGGTATTCCGGCCATGCGGGCATGGTCAAAACCGATTCCGATAGGAATAGCGTTAGGCAAAGCCGCATCGATAAAGCCCGGCGCTTTATGAAAGATAGGCAAGGTTACCTTTGGGATGTGGCGCTTGCTACCGCGCTTGCATATAAGAAAGCCCGGAAACTAAAGCTTAAGCTTTGCGCCCGTGCCAATGGTTCAACTGATATCAGTTTTGAGGGCCTAGGCCTTTATATTGACGAAAAACAAGCCCGAATCCTTTCCAAGCATTGCGGGCGAAACATTAAGGCCGGGCAATATGCTAGCCTGTTCCATCTATTCTCATTTGTGCGATGGGTGGATTACACCAAAAATAGCGCGCGGCTTTATCGGGCATTGCCTAGCAATTATAGCTTAACCTTAAGCTATAGCGGCTCTAATCAAGCCGATTGCCTTAAGGCACTAAAGGCCGGGCATAATGTGGCGGTTGTTTTTGGTGACGGCTTGCCTAGCCATTGGCAAGGCTTTCCCGTGATTAATGGCGACTCCCATGATTTGCGCCATCTAGACCCCAAAGGAGTCGTTGTCGGGCTTTCACCCAAAGGCAAAAAAGCAAAAACCGATAGGGATTCGGGCTTTGTTGTTTGGTCAAAGCCTAGCCTTGCGCTAGCGGCCTAAACCCTAAACCATTGGCCCCGCTATCATGGCGGGGCTTTTCTCGCAAAGGAGTCGAACCATGCAAGCGATCAATAAAGCCCGGTTTTATGCCATCATTGGCAAGCTTAACGTACACCCATGCCCCATTGGCAAATGGGATAACGGCTATCTCACCCATTGGAAGCTACCAGACGGAACGGTAATCGGAGTCTCGCATGGTAGCGGAACGCAACCGGGCCAATGGTACACAATAGCGGAACGGTTTTTGAAGTAAGCCCCTAAGCCCCAAAACTAGGCCCCGCCACGCGCGGGGCTTTTTTATTGCCTAAACCCTAGCGGCTTGCGGGGCTTGCTAGCGGCTTTGCATGGCGGGGCTTGCATGGGCTTATCTAAAAACCATAGGCAAAGCGCGCCGGGTTTTTAGACTAGCGGCTTGCGGGGCTTGCGCGCCAGGACATCGCCAGGACATCGCCAGGACATCGCCAGGACATCGCCAGGACATCGCCAGGTTAAAACGCGCGATGCTTTCGCGGCTTGCTTTGAACGCGCGCGGAGTCGGTCAGGCTGAATCGATCGATCAAAAGCGCAACGCAAAAAATGATCGCGGGCAAGCCGACAAAAATAAAACCCGCAAGCACAAGAATCTGTAAATCGGTCATCATCTCCCCCATTGACAGATGGCGCTGCGCCATGCTACGCCGGACCTGTTGAGATACCAACACGGAGTCGGACAATGGACAAGCTCCCCCAGCATATCGCGGACCTATGCGGAATCCTTGAAAGCGGACCTCGGACCTATGGGCGCGGACAATTGGACCGGACCAGCGGACCGGACCGGACCGGACCTATCGCCACAGCGGACCGTGGGGACGGATCATTTACCGTCTCATATTTTGGTCGCGAAATTGGACATATGACCCGCGCCAAGATGCCGGACCGTGACGCGCAACACTGGATTGCCGTTACCACCAACGGCGATGTGAAACGCTGTTTCAGTCAAAACCACGCGCGATCATGGATTATCGAAAATAGCTTTTAGGAGTCGGACATGGAATGGACAACAAAACGCTTTGCCACCTTCCGCGAGATGGTCGAGTGGCACATGGAACATAAGGACCGCTACGTGATCCATGTTCTATCTTATAAACCGTCTTTCATTTTGGAATATCGCAACCGTAGGGGGAAGTGATGCCACGCTATAAAATCTATATCCAAGAAAACCACTATACGACCTACGAAGTAGAAACCGATCTGACAGACGAACAAGAGGTAGAAGATTACTTTAATTCGCTGACAGGTCAGGAACAAAACAAGCTGATCGTGAATGAAGAATGCTATCTGTGGGAAATCGATGAAATCAAACGAATGGAGTCAAAAGATGCTGCAACACGTTGAAGTCAAAGACAGCGCAGAGGTTTCAATACCGGATGCAGACTATGTTCTGCGCGATGGCGCGGCATGGTTTAAGGTCAACGGCATGACGGTACGGATTCGATCTATCGGGACCGCCATCTATATCAGGGCATGGGAAGGCGATCAGGTCTTCAATGAGCCAATTTATGAGGCTAACGTGGACCCGCAATGGACGGACCCAGAGGATGGCCCATGCCCAAACGCGCTGTGGTACGACACCAGCAAGGAACTTGAATAATGATTTTTTTAGCGCTGATCGCATATGTAATCGGATGGATTGCGGCAATGTTCTTTGTCGCTATGTTTTCCTCGCCAAAAAAGCGGGGCCATCATTGAATCATCACTAGACTTCGACTCCCTAGTGGTGGTTCAATATATCGGTCGGTAGGTTCTACCCAGCGCCTGCCGACCGATAAACTCAGACTTGGGCTGGACCGTGCACCGGACTCCAGCCCTTTTTATTTTACAAGCCGCAGATGCCCACCGGGTTGCGACCATGTCGCGTGATGATGGTCGTTCCAATCCTCGCCAGCGGTCGGTGGAATCATCACTTGAACCCGGCGCTTAAACTGAACCTCTAAACGGTTGGCGAGATGATAAGCCTTAGCCTGACCCGTAAAGTTCACATCGTTATCACCGAATACCGTGATCTGTTCTGCCTCCTGCGGTGGAATCCACTTCGCCAATAGGTTGCCATTCACGCAAGCCCAGACAGGCATATCAAACATGATCGCGGCAGAGATCGCCGTCTCAATGCCCTCTGCAACCCCCATGACAGCTTTTGTCGGGCCTAACCGGATCGCACAGCCGTCTGGCAGCTTCCCCGGCATCACCTTTTTCGGCTGAACAATGTCGCGCTTGCGTCCGTCCCATGTGATGGCGGTTAGGTGCAAGTTCACAGCCCGGTCCCCTTCTGCGGACAGAATACGGCAAACCATCAGGGGCAGACCTCTATGGATGGCCTCACGGATCGCATTAGAAGGCCACAGACAGCCAACGCGCTGCCCCAAGTACCTACCCACAGGACCATCAGCCATTGGCTCTCCTGAGCCTTCCCAGACGCGCCGCAGGGCATCCCGCTGCCTGACCTCCTCCAGGTTTGGCCCTTTCGGTTCCCAATCACCACGCTGTCCTGCCTGTTGCTCAATCACGGCTGCGATCTCCTTGAAGCTTAACCCGGTCACCTTCTGCGCGAGCATGAAACCATCGCCCCCGCCACACGACCCGCAAATGTAACCGCCCTGCCCATGCTGATCATCCCACCGGAAGCGATCTTTGCCCCCGCAGATCGGGCATGGACCGTGACGATTGCGAAGGTACTGTTCCCCCACGCCAAGGCCGATCAAAATAGATCGCCAGTTGCCCTTCGCGATATGCTTGATCTTCATGCGACCTTCCCCAACTTCTCGCGCATCTTAGCTTTGCGGATGTTGCGGGATGTGATCCAACTTTGAACTTCTGGAGTGATCATTGCAGCCGCAACATTCAAGATAGTTGAATCTGGTCGCACCCCAAACTTGTCGCGATATGCCCAATACGCCCAACCGTTTTTATAACCACGCAGATCAGCATGAAGGACAAGTTGCGAATACCAGCGTTGCTTCTCGACCATGCTGTATTGCTGCTTCTTGAGTTTCTTATCGCGAGTCAATTCATGCAACTCACCATCATCAACTTCAATCTGTGATCGCGCTTCTGGCACAAAGCCGCATGAAGGACATTTCACAACCTTGGGCGGGCGCAAGAAGTGACACTGCGAACATTCCTTTGGTTCAGGTGCTTTACGTTCTGCGACAGTGCGACGAGCCGTGCCATCATCTAATTGGTTTTGATGGATGTCGGTGACAAAACCCAAGCGCAGCGTTGTGTCGCTATGATCGAGGATCAAGCAATGTTCTTTGCCATCTGCTTTGCGAAGACCGCGCCCAATCATCTGCACGTACAAGATCGGCGACTTAGTCGGCCTCGCCAGAATGATGCAACGGACATCTGCATCAAACCCGGTAGTCAAAACGCCCACGTTACAGATCACCTTCGTCTGCCCAGATGCGAAACGCTTCACAATCGCATCGCGGTCTTCCAGATCGGTGTAAGCATCCATGTAATCAGCGAACACCCCGTTCTGCACAAACTGTTCCTGCAAGTGCTTTGCGTGGATGCGATTCACCGCGAAGCAGATGGTCGGCAAACCTTTGGCGCGTTCCAACCAAGTGCTGACCACATCAGCCACAAGGTTCTTTTTATCCATCGCCTCGCCAAGACCCTTAAGTTCGTAATCCCCCGCCAAGGTCTTAACGCCTGTCAGATCAGGATGAGATGGAGCGAACACCTTGAAGTCGGACAGTGTGCCTTCATCGATCAGCTTCTCAGTGGTCGTGGCGATGATCAATCTATCCCACAGACCATCCGCACCCATGCCCTTGGCCCAAGGCGTTGCCGTTAGCCCAATGAAGGGAACATTCTTCCAACGATCATCGTTGAACCACTTGTGGTACAACTTGAACATGACATGAGCCTCATCGATGATGACGAGGTCAGCCTGTGGGATCGTCCGGCGGTTCAAAGTCTGGATGGAGCAAATCTGCACGGGCTGCTTATAATCGGTCATTTCATGCTGGCCCTGAATGACACCGATGTCGAAGATGCCATTTTGCCGGAAGCGCTCCACGGTCTGATCGATCAGCGACAACATGGGGACACAGAACAAAACCTTCCGGCCTTTCTCCCGCGCCATGTTGATCAGCGCCGCAGCTAGAACCGTTTTGCCCGCGCCAGTGGGGGCTTGAAGCACCGGACGCTTGGAACCTTCACGCAGCGCCTGTCTCAAATCGTCGATAGCCTGTTGTTGGTATTTCCTGAGTTGTATTGTTGAGTTCATGTTCGTTTCCTACTCTACCTATTCTGATAGATTCAACACCTTGGCTAGGGTAGTTATCTAGAACAGTAATAGGTTGTGGGTGATAGTTTAGGGGGTCTATTAGACCCGGAGGGGGGGTCTATTAGACCCTGCGTAAGTCCAGCTTTTGGACTACGGGGAATCTGGGTCTTTCAGGCGGTATAAATTGCTGGTCTGCATCTTGTCGCGATAGCGCCTGACCTTCATTAAATAGCCAAGCTCAACTAGCTTCCGCAGCGACCGTTTGATGGTCGGGCGAGACATTCCCGTGTCCCGGCATAGCGTCTCAATAGACGGCCAGCATTGGGACTCGTTGTCAGTGTAGTTGGCTAGGATGAGAAGGACGAACTTCTCTTTGGTTGGAAGCTTTTGTTTGATGGCCCAAGCCATAGCCTGAAATGACATGATGTCACCCTAAATGTAGGGGGTGACTTGTAAATTAGACAGAAAAAGGGTAATTACCTTTTCAAGTCCAACGTGCGTGTCACCCGCATGGTTGGTTTCTAAGCCCCCGCTGGATTGCCGTCTGGCGGGGGCTGATCTTTAGATACTAGCTCATTTGCCCTTGGTGAGCAACTGCATGGCGAGCATGACCGTAACAGGAATCTCAAGTTCTCCAGATAGATAGCGATACAGTGTACGCTGATGGATGCCTAAAGATTTTGAGATATCTTTACGAAGCATTCCCATCTTCTCAACCATTTCAGCCAGTTTAATGCGATCAGAATCAGCCATTGTATATTCCTCTATTTGTGACGCAGCGCCATTTTTAAATGGCATCGCGCCATAAAATCAAGATTTATTTTGCCGATAAACGGAAATAATTACGTCCCTATTTTTCTTTACCCAACGCAGGGTTTCCAATGCCGCTTCCCAATATGGGATACGCTGTTCTAATTCGTCTAGCACTTCCTGCGGACGCTCCCCCTCTGCCACGTATCGCTTTGTCAGTGCCGCAAAAGCTTTGTTCTTGCGGATGGCTGCTTCTACATGGGCTATCTGATCGTCTAGGCTGATCTTACCGGCCATGAAACATCGTTCCATCTAACGGGATCGTATCCTTAAACAAATACCAGCAACAATTTTCTTTCCCCGTCATGTCGCTATCTGCAATCCACTTTACCCTGC